GGTTGCGTCATTCAGTGCTGGCACGACAGGATTGACACCATCCACTGCAACCATTGGCGCTATTGTTCTTGGTGGCACACTCATTTCAAGCAATGGCGGCACAGGCCTTGCGTCATATACAGCAGGCGATACGCTTTACTACGCTGCTGGCACAGCACTCTCAAAACTAGCCATCGGTGCTACATCACGCATCATGACGTCATCGGGATCTGCCCCACAGTGGACGGACCCGGCAACTATTACCGTGGGCACAGCAACTTCTGCCACCACAGCAACCAATCTCGCTGGCGGCACGGCCAATCAGATTGCTGTGCAGTCCAATGTCGGCACTACGACATTTATCACAGCACCCACGGTTGCAAGCACGGTCTTGTCATGGAATGGCGCAGCATTTACCTGGATTGCAGCAGCATCAGGGACCGTCACAGCAGTCACAGCATCAGCGCCACTAGCATCTTCAGGTGGTACGACGCCAGACATCAGTTTGGGCACGGTGACCACAGCTAATGGTGGCACAGGACTCACCACGTACACGGCTGGCGATCTACTGTATTACGCCACGGGCACAGCACTCAGTAAGCTTGGCATCGGCGCATCAACCTACATCCTGACATCTTCAGGCACAGCACCACAGTACACAGATCCTGCCACGATCACTGTGGGCACGGCAACCACAGCAGGCTCGGTGGCCAACTCAGTGACGTTTAACAGCACGGGTGGTGCATCACCTGGCACGACGTTTAATGGCTCAGTTGCCAGGACGATCGACTATAGCTCGGTGGGAGCACCCAAGGCTGATGGCACAGGCGCTTCAGGCACTTGGGGTATTAACATCAGTGGCAATGCTGCGACGGCTACTTCTGCAACATCAGCCACCACAGCAACCACAGCCACTAATGTTGCAGGTGGTGCTGCAGGCTCACTGGTTTATCAAACTGCAAGTGCAACAACATCAACATTAGCACTAGGAACTCAAGGTTATGTCCTTCGTGCTGGTGCTTCAGCCCCTGAGTGGGCAGTGATCGACGGAGGTACATTCTAATGCCAGCCACCAACTTTACGCCCATCCAGCTTTATAGAACCAACACGGCGTCCACCACGGCGCCTTCGGCTGGTAACTTAAATGCTGGTGAACTTGCCATCAATTACAACGATGGCGGGATGATTCTGTTTGCCAAGAACACCACGGGCAACGTCATTAAGTTGATGAACAACCCTGCCAACTTGCTATATCCCACGGCAGATGGCACTAATGGCCAAATTTTGACAACAAACGGCTCTGGCACTTTATCATTTCAAGATGCGCCAGCTTCGGGTGTATCTAAAGGCCAATCCATCGCTTTTGCTTTGATCTTCGGACTGTAAGGAGCCAATCGTGGCAAACCCAAATATCGTTAACGTCGCTGCCATATATGGCAATAGTTCCCAAACATCTTTGTCCACTACTAGTGCAACGCAGTTGGTAAATAATGCTGCTGCAAGTGGCAAGGTCTTCAAGATCAACAGCATTGTTGTAGCCAATGTGGATGGTTCGACTGCTGCTGACATTACGATCAACATTTATAGCGCGGCGGCATTAGGCGGTACAGCATTCCCAATTGCATCAACAATTTCAGTTCCGGCTGACGCTACGCTGATTGTGACTGATAAGACTACGTCTTTTTATCTGCTTGAAAACCAATCGATTGGTGCCACGGCAGGTACGGCAGGTGATCTTGTTGTTACAGCTAGCTGGGAAGAAATCAACTCGTAAGGGGTTATCTCATGGCAATGCGATACCCAGGTGGAGTGATTCCCACGGCACCAGTGCCTAGTGGACCTTACGAGAATAGTACCGCGTCAGGTGTATGGTCGCTTGAATCTCAATTGAGATTAACGGCTGCTGGCAATTGGCCCACTGCCGGAAATTTGGTACCAACTGCTTTATGGGTTTGGGGGACTAACGCCGAGGGCCAGCTAGGTCAAAATAATATTGTTAATCGTTCTTCCCCAGTACAAGTTGGCGCCTTAACTAATTGGTCACAAGTAGCTGCTGGTAACACTACCGCAAGCTCTTTAGCCATTAAAACTGACGGTACATTATGGTCATGGGGGTACAACAACATTGGCCAACTAGGTCTAAATGATCGTGTTAATCGCTCTTCTCCTGTACAAGTTGGGGGATTAACTACTTGGTCTAAAATAGCTAACATTCGTAATCACTGTTTAGCCATTAAAACAGATGGAACTTTATGGGGTTGGGGGGCAAACAACAATGGTCAGCTAGGTCTAAATGACCTTGTTAATCGTTCCTCACCTGTACAAGTTGGTGCATTAACCACTTGGTCACAAATAGCTGGTGGTCGTTTTCACTCCTTAGCCATTAAAACAGATGGAACTTTATGGTCTTGGGGACGTAACAATCGAGGCCAACTAGGTCAAAACAATATTGTTGATTGTTCTTCTCCTGTACAAGTTGGGGCATTAACGACGTGGTCTCAAATAGCTAGTGCGTCTTATCAAACTTTAGCCATTAAAACAGATGGAACTTTATGGTCTTGGGGACTGAACGATCAAGGTCAACTAGGTCTAGATGATCGTGTTGATCGTTCCTCACCTGTACAAATTGGTGCATTAACCACTTGGTCTCAAATAGCCAGTGGTGAAGCGTTCTCTTTAGCCATTAAAACAGATGGTACTTTATGGTCTTGGGGGAGTAACGACAATGGTCAACTAGGTATAAATGCTACCTCTGGATTTCAAACTGGTCGTTCCTCCCCAGTACAAGTTGGCGCCTTAACTAATTGGTCTAAAATATCTGCTAGTACTTTTTCTTTAGCCCTTAAAACTGACGGTACTTTATGGTCTTGGGGAAGAAACAACAATGGTCAGCTAGGTCTAAATGACCTTGTTAATCGTTCCTCACCTGTACAAGTTGGTGCATTAACGACTTGGTCTCAAATAGCTGGTGGTTCCGCGTTCTCCTTGGCCATCAAAACATAATGAAAAAACATCTTCACTTTCTTGCTGGCGTACCGCGTTCTGGGTCAACCGTGCTGGCGGCGATACTCAATCAAAATCCCATGACGCATGTGTCTACAACGTCTGGACTTGGCGCAGCCTTGGATGGATTGGCAACAGCATGGCATCAGAACAATTTGCTGGTAGACAATGATCCTGAGAGAAAAAAGTTAGCCCATACCATGCGTGGTGTGATTGATGCGTTTTACGAAACGACAGACAAGCCTGTTGTTATTGACAAGGCTCGCAATTGGCCCATCCCAGTCATCATGCACGCGATGGCTCAAGTGCTAGGGCATAAGCCAAAGATCATTGCCACGGTACGCTCCATCCCAGATTGCATGGCCTCGTTTGTCCGCGTGGCAAAGCCTGAAGACTTAGATGATTTTGTCATTAATGGCTCACTGGCTAATCACTTAAAAACGTCTTATCTCACCCTGCAACAAGGCTTTCAATACGATCCTGAATCGTTTTTGTTTGTTGAGTACGAAGACCTGTTAGCCGACCCAAAAACTCAATTGTCACGGATTCATGCGTTTCTTGACCTGCCTGACTTTGAATACGATTACAGCAATATTGATGGCTCAAGCGTCAAAGAAGATGATGAAAACTTGCACGGCTACGCTGGTCTACATGACATCAAACCCGTGCTTGAACGTCAGCACAATGAAAGTCCTCAAGACGTACTGAAGCATCACTACCCACAGTTTTGCCAGCCTGAATTTTGGCTTGAAAGACCGCGAACTACACCACCCTTGCATGACCTAGATCTTCAACTGGCAGCATCCACAATGGGTGATTTTGCTGAAGGCTGGCGTCTTTGTCAGAAGCTTGAGAAAGAAGAGCCTGAGAACCATCGTGCAGCGTTTAATCGTGGGTGGTACTTGCTGCGCCAGGGTGAAATTCAAAAGGGCTACCAGCTATTAGACCGTGGCCGTATTGTTGGTGTCTTTGGTGACAGAAAGCCCAATGTGCCTACCAAGCCTTGGGATGGCAAGTCCAAGGGCATTGTCATGCTGTACCTTGAAGGCGGCTTAGGCGATCAGATTCACCAGATACGTTATGCCAAGCTCATTGCTGATCGCGGCTGCAAAGTCATTGTGTCATGCAGTGGTCCGCTAGCATCACTATTTGTCGGCGTAGAAGGTGTCAGTGCCGTGCTTCAGCATGAAGCAGCCTTTGGTGTGTACCACGACTTTTACGTGAGTGGCATGTCAGCCGTTGTGCCACTTGGACTGGAGTTTGAAGACTTATCTGGCAAGCCTTATTTGCCAAAGCCTAGGGCCATAAAAGGTCGCAGAAGGATTGGCTTGCGCTGGCAGGGCAACAGTAAGTTTGAGGCCGAGCATCACAAGAAGTTTCCATACCACTTGATGTTTGATGCAGTCAAAGATGCAGATGCTGAGTTTATTTCCCTGCAACGCGATGAAGGCGTAGAAGATCGGCCTTCTTGGGTACGTGAAGTGCCTTTGAATACTTGGGAAGATACAAAGCAAGCAGTTGCATCTTGCGATCTTGTGATCTCGTCTTGTACGTCAGTCAGCCATTTATCGGCTGCTATGGGCGTGGAAACTTGGGTTGTCATACCCGTGATGCCTTACTTCTTGTACGCTCTTGATGGCGATACTTGCCCGTACTACGATTCAATGCGTCTGATGCGCCAAGAAGTTTTTGGTGATTGGACTGCGCCATTTGAAAAAATCAAAGAGCGACTTGTTGAAAAGCAAGCTTTGCGGAGAGTCAAATGAGTCAGCAATATCCTGGTGGCTTTATTACCAAATCGCCCCCGGCGGTTGTTGGCCCTACAGGAAGTCCTCCTGAAGGTGGCTCTGCACCAGGAGTATGGACGCTTGATCAAGCATTGGCTTATGTAAAGCAAGGGTTGTGGCCGAAACCAATTATTGACAAACAACTTTGGTCTTGGGGTACTAACACCAATGGTCAACTGGGCTTAAATGATACTGTTCTCCGCTCATCCCCAGTACAAGTTGGATCTGAAGCGACTTGGTCAAATATAGCTGGTGGTAATAGCTTCTCCTTAGCGATTAAAACTAATGGAACTCTATGGTCTTGGGGTAGTAACAACATTGGCGAATTAGGTCTAAATGATCGTGTTAATCGTTCCTCTCCTGTACAAGTTGGTGCTTTAACAAATTGGTCACAAGTATCTGCTGGGATCATTAACTCTTTAGCTATTAAAACTGATGGAACTTTATGGTCATGGGGTTATAACAACGTAGGCACATTGGGCTTAAATGACCGTGTTTATCGTTCTTCTCCAGTACAAGTTGGAGCATTAACAACTTGGGCAAAAATAGCTAGTGGTAGCAATCACTCTTTAGCCATTAAAACAGACGGAACCTTATGGTCTTGGGGGTTAAACCAAGAAGGCCAATTAGGCCTAAATAATATTGCTAATCGTTCCTCACCAGTTCAAGTTGGTGCTTTAACAGCGTGGTCACAAGTAGCTGCTGCGTCGTATGCTTCTGTAGCCATTAAAACTGATGGTACTTTATGGTCTTGGGGGCAAAATGATAATGGGCAATTAGGTCTAAATGATCGTGTTTCTCGTTCATCTCCCGTACAAGTTGGTGCTTTAACTAACTGGTCACAAATATCTGGTGGTGCCAATACTCACTTTTTAGCCATTAAAACAGACGGAACCTTATGGTCTTGGGGCCGAAACAACATTGGTCAATTAGGTCTAAATGATCGTGTTAATCGTTCCTCTCCCGTACAAGTTGGCGCTTTAACGACTTGGTCACAAATAGCTGGTAGTAATCGCTTCTCTTTGGCGATTAAAACTGACGGTACATTATGGTCTTGGGGCAATAACACTGAAGGTCAGTTAGGCTTTAATGATCTTGTTTATCGTTCTTCACCTGTACAAGTTGGCGCATTAATAACTTGGCTAAGATTACCTAAAATATCAAGCTCAAACTTTTCATTAGCCATTAAATCCTAATTAAAAGGAAACTATCATGTTGTTTGTAAGAATTATCAACAACGAAGTTAAACAGGTGTGGGATACGCAGCCACCAGCAGGTGAGTCAGGATGGAAGTCTGCTATTGAAGTGCGTCCAGCCATTATCCCAAACCGTCAGTATTACACGGGCCATACCTTTGACTTGAGCAAAGATCCTGTGGAGATTGTTTACGGTGTGGAAGACATCTCTGTGGAAGGCCGCAAGGATGCGCTTAAAAACTTAGCCAAGTCAGAGTTTCAGAAAGTTGTGCAAGAAGAAACTCGCAAACAGACTGACGAGTATCCAGAAACACAATATGATGCTGCCGTTGTTGAAGCAGCGCGTTTGGCATTTGAAGCGCGATTTGCACAAATTGATGCTGTTACCACGCACGACGAGTTAGACGCTCTGTGAAGTCTTTGTTTTTCAGTTATGACATGGCAATAGACAAGGCGTACATCATACGCATTCGAGGCCATGAAGTTTCTGAGCGTAAAGCCAAACAAGCTGCTGCATCATGTGATGCAGTAGGTATGCCTTATGCGTTTTGGGATGCTTATAACGGATTAGAAGGCTCAATCAAACTTCCCAGCCACCACAGCCAAGTGATGAATCTGGTAAAGGTGACGGACCATTACTTAACCCGTGGTGAAGTAGCCTGTGCGCTATCCCACATCAGTCTATGGGCCAAGTGCGTAGAGCAGGACAAACCACTAGTAGTTCTTGAGCATGATGCCGTGATGCTCCAAGCGTACAAGCAGCACGGGGTATTCAACTCAATTTGCTATCTTGGATGCCACGAGCAAACCGAAAAGGGCTGGGCTGTGCTTCCCACGCCACCACATGCCTCTGAAGGCCCAAATTATCACTTTATTTGCCGAGCGCACGCTTACGCCATTGATCCTTGTATAGCCAAGAACATGCTGGCGCATGTCATTAAGATGGGCATCCACGCCCCGCTAGACATCATCATTCGTGCTGATTTGTTTCCCATTCATCAAATGGGCGTGTACGCTACGGATTCGAATGACAAAACTGAAACCACCATCCTTGGACGCCCCAAGCATGGCCGAAAAACTGATCGCAACGACCAACTAGCCGCATGAAAAAAATTCTGATTATGGGTCTGCCAGGAGCAGGCAAAACCTTCATGGCTGAAGCTCTCAAGAAACGCTTGGAAGCCAGCACTGATATTCCCCTGGAAAAGCTAGCCAACTGTGAAGCTGCGCCTACTTGGTATCACCCCATCGTGAAATGGTTCAACGCAGATGAAGTCCGCAAGACTTACAACGATTGGGATTTCAGCAAAGAAGGCCGGATCAGACAATCACTACGCATGGCTGAGTTTGCACTTAAGTCTCATGCTGACTATGTCATTTGTGACTTTGTAGCGCCGCTGCCTGAGATGCGTCACAACTTCAAAGCTGACTGGGTGATCTGGATGGACACCATCGATGAAGGTCGCTACGAAGACACCAACAAAGCTTTTGTTGCGCCTGATGTCTATGACTTTCGTATTACTGAAAAAGACGCAGCAAAGTGGTCAGACTTTATCGCTGATCACATCTTAAATGACCGTCGCCGTCCTCGTTTTGACTGGAGGAAAGAAACAGTACAGATGCTTGGCCGCTGGCAACCCTGGCATCCAGGCCATCGCAAACTGTTTGAACGTGCCATTGCCAAGACAGGGCAGGTTGTGATCCAGATCCGTGATTGTCAGGGCTGGAATGGCTCCAATCCCTTTGCTGCCGAGCAAGTCAAAGACTTTATCCGGCGTGATCTTGATCCTTTGTACCAAGGCCAATACGAGATTCAATTGGTGCCTAACATCGTAAACATTACTTATGGCAGGGATGTGGGCTACAAGATTGAGCAGGAAGTCTTTGATGATGCAACGCACTCCATTTCGGCCACCAAGATCCGCGAGAAAATGGGTTTGAAATGAAAGTGTCTGTTGTCTTTCATGACCACATCCAAAACAGTCTGGTTCGGATTGTCACGGAACACGTTCGTCCCAAGACAGTGATTGAAATTGGGGTCTTTGAAGGCGCAACAACTTTTCAGATGGCACACGCGCTTGCGGACAAGGACTATAAGCATTACGCGATTGATCCATTTTTGCCCGTTGAAAACTTGCGTGAAGACGTAGTTAAGAATGCAGAGGTCCAGTTCAAAGAGAACCTTGCTGAGTTTCCTTGTGTTGAACTCATCCAAAAGACATCGTTTGAAGGACTCATTGAGCTTTGGCAGCGCGGCATTAAGGCAGACCTGATTTATGTTGATGGCTCGCATTACGCCAAAGATGTGCTTGCCGACGCGGTTCTGGGCTTCGAGCTTCTTAGGATTGGTGGCGTCATGCTGTTTGATGATGCAGTCAGTTGGCGTTATGGCAGTGCTGCTGATGAAAGCCCAAAGCTTGCCATTGACAGTTTTATTCAGTGCAACTGGTCACGCTTGCGTGTGCTTGAAATGCCCAATGGCTATCAAGTTGCCATCAAGAGGATGGCATGATTCCCAAGATCATTCATGCCGCATGGAAGGACAAGCAAGTCCTACAGAATCCATCGCCCATGATTGTTTATGGCTGGAAGCGTCTTGCCGACATGAATCCCACATGGCGCTTTGAGATCTCTGATGATGCAGACATCGATGCTTACCTGCAAGACAAGATGGGCAGCGATTACGAACTTGTGGCAGATTCCAGCGTAGTAGCAAAGTCAGACATATGGCGGCTTTATAAGATGTTTTTAGAAGGCGGCTTGTACGTTGACATTGATCGCTACTGCAATGTGAGCCTTGATGAAATTATTCCTG